AGTGGATGATGAGGGATATGACCCTCAATCAGAAGAATATTATGCTGAAATCGATAAAAGAATAAGACTTGATTTTCCGCATAAATTTGGTACAACTTCAACTAAGGTTGAAAATAATACGACCAAGCCGACACAAATAGTAGCTTCAGCGAAGCGAAGTGTAAATACTGGTCGCAAAACTGTGAGACTCACCCCTTCTCAAGTTGCAATCGCTAAAAAATTAGGAGTGCCATTGGAAGAATATGCGAAACAATTAAAAATCACGGAAGGAGTATAAGCATATGGAAAATAAAACAGACAACAAGACCTCTCGTGCGAGTCAGTCAAGGGACAAAAACAAAAGACCTACGACTTGGACTCCACCATCATCTTTAGATGCACCACCTGCGCCTGACGGATTCAGACACAGATGGATAAGAACTGAGGTATTAGGTTTTGACGATACAAAAAACATGTCAGGTAAATTTAGATCTGGCTGGGAACTCGTTAGAGCAGATGAATATCCAGATCATTCTTACCCTCAAGTGGCCGAAGGCAAATACTCAGGAGTAATCGGAGTTGGCGGCCTTGTGCTAGCAAGGATACCAGAGGAGATCGCAAAAGCTCGACAAGCTTATTTTGCACAGCAAACTAAGGATCGAGACGACGCAGTAAACAACGATCTTATGAAGGAACAGCATCCAAGTATGCCTATCAATAATGAGAGGCAGACTCGTGTAACTTTCGGTGGTACAAAGAAAAGTTAATTTTTTAACGATTCTCGGGTTAATCCCTACCATTGAATTAATATAAACTAAGGAGAAAAAATATGGCAAACCAAGACGCTGCTTTCGGACTGAAAGCAATCGGAAAAGTTGGTCAGAATAAAGACAACCAAGGTTTGAGTGAATACTCAATTGCTGCAAGTTCTTCTGCGATCTATCAAAACGATCCAGTAAAAACTTCAGGCGGTTACTTATTAGTAGCTGGCGCAGGCGGTAATTTGAGAGGAGCTCTTACTGGTGTTTTCTTTACAGATGCATCAACTTCCAAGCCTACATATGCAAACCATTTGGAGGCTTCAAATACAGCGACTGACATTGTTGGATTCGTAGCAGACGACCCTTACGAAAGGTTCGAAATACAATCTAATAACTCAGGAGCTTCTGCAGTGGCAGACGTAGGAAAGACTGCTGATTTAGCTTACACAGCTGGATCATCACCTAACTATGTTTCTAAAGTCGAGTTAAATGACTCTACTTTAGACACTACAGCTCAACAACTTAAGATCATGGGAATTAGTAAAGATCCAGACAACAATGACATAGCTTCGGCTAATGTAAATTTGGTTGTGGTCATTGCAGAACATGAACTTAAAGTTACAACAGGCACGTAATAGGAGGATAAAATTATGGCAATAAGCAGAGGACAACTAGTTAAAGAACTAGAGCCAGGTTTGAATGCACTATTCGGCTTGGAATATAAAAGATATGAAAATCAGCATGCTGAAATTTTCGACACAGAAAACAGTGACAGAGCTTTTGAAGAAGAAGTAATGTTATCTGGTTTCGCAAATGCTCAAGTTAAACCTGAAGGTTCAGGCGTGACTTTTGACAATGCACAAGAAACTTTCACGGCTAGATATTCGCATGAGACAATTGCTCTTGCGTTCGCGATTACTGAAGAAGCAATCGAGGACAATTTGTACGACAGACTTGCGTCTAGATATACAAAAGCATTAGCAAGATCGATGGCAAACACTAAGCAAGTAAAAGCTGCGAATGTATTAAACAATGCATTCAGCTCTAGCTTCGCAGGTGGAGATGGAAAGGAGCTTTGTGCTACTGACCATCCAACAATAGCTGGAACTTTTTCAAATGAATTAGCGACATCAGCTGATCTTAACGAAACATCGTTAGAGCAGTCTTTAATTGATATCGCGGCGTTCACTGATGAAAGAGGTCTTAAAATTGCAGCAAGAGGAGTAAAAATGATTATTCCTTCTGAGCTTCAATTTACTGCTGAGAGATTGATGAAATCTCAAGGTAGAGTTGGAACAGCTGATAATGATATTAACGCAGTAGTATCAATGGGGATGGTTCCTCAAGGTTATGTAGTGAACAACTACTTAACTGACACTGATGCGTTCTTCATCAAGACAGATGTACCTAACGGATTAAAAATGTTCGTTAGATCTCCAATTAAGACAGCTATGGAAGGTGACTTCGATACAGGTAACGTAAGATACAAAGCTAGAGAGAGATATTCTTTTGGATTCTCAGACCCTAGAGGTATTTTCGGTTCACCTGGTGCGTAATCACTAGATTAACGAAAAATAAATTAGGGGC